CAAAAAAATGCTTGAGTCCTTTAAAAGTAACATGTTGATATATCTGTAAAGACATTGCCTCAAGAGGTTCCAATGAACAATACCTTGATCCGTTTATTATTGTTCTTTCGCCAACAAATATACCATCAGCAAGATAATTGTTTACGTACTTGTATTTTTTAGGTTGTATTCCAAGAAATTCTGTAAAATCAGATATAACATCTTCCTTGCTAGACATTTTTTTATTATAAAAATACTCATAATAAATTGATTCTTTGTTTGGTATGCCAAGAATCCATCCATGTGGTCTAGCAATATGATCTGACCAATCTTTAATATCCTCCGTATCTTTACATGCACTCATGGAAGAGTTTATGGGATTTATTATACTTTGATACTGAATAGTTTCATCTCTACCTCTACAATCAATAATCACATCAGCATCTACCTCACTTTCTGGATCATAGATATTTTTTTCAATGACAGTAAATTCCTTTTTTGATAAAATATAGTCAGAGAATTTTTTTGGAATAAAATGAATTAGAGTTCCGCCATCGTCACCATGAAAATTAAATCCTCCTTTACCCCAATCTTTATAAAGTATACCAGTTTTTAAAGTAACATCAAGATTATCATCTAAATCTTTAAATGATAATTCGCCTTGATGAAATTTGAATAATAACTTGACAGTTTCATAACAACTTCCAATACTATCATTTTTTATATTGATAGAAGGATCATGATATATTTGTATCTCAACATCTTTTGAAACTATTTCAGACAAATGTTTTGCTGAAATAGCAGATATACATCCACTTTTTCCAGCACCAATAACTGCAATCCTCATATTCTAGGTATCTTCTGCACTAATGGATATATATCTGTTTCAACCTTCTCCACAATCTGATCGATGATATTAACGTCAAGACCTGCGAATGGTGGAATGATACCAAGTATGCGAAGTAATCCATCTAAAAATAATGCTAGACATGTGAATCCAAGAATCATGCTAATGATAGTTGCTTCTCTATTATGCTTACGCATAGACTCTTCATCTATGCGTCTTGCTTCAGCAACAGCAGCCTCTATCATCAGATCAACTTCTTCTTTAGTATAACAAAGACTTTTGATCTTTTCTTCTGTCATTGTATCATACGTATACTATATCTAGCTCTTCATCTATGCCCTCGGCACTCCTTACAACTTGTAATACTGACATAAACTCATCTGCACTATCACATACAACTGTTTGACAAGAACCATTAGATCCAAAAATATCAAACTTTCTAGCAGCAAGGTTGACTCTAACCTCGTCCACAAATTCGTCAAATTCTAGTCTTTCAGTCATGGTTTTTTAGTTTGTATCTCATTATAGCATAGATGCTTAGATATCGCAAGGGTTATCATCCACAACAGGAAGTTCTTTACTTTTTGCAGTCACCTCATAGTATGCATTGATAGGTCCACCAGAAGCATTACGTATAATAACTTTTGCACCATACTGGATACTATTTACAAATAGTTCTTGAAATACTCCAATCGGGGTAAGTTGAACGTGAATAGTTTCTGGTTCAATATGTCCTCTCCAAGTTTCTGGCAATTCAATAATGCCATCGACTTTTACTGTGCCACGTACTTCCATAATCTTATGAATTTTCATCTAGTATAGCATGGTTGTACCAAAATGACAATACAAATCTTTCTGACTTCTCAACTTGAGAAACATAATGCAAATACTCAGCATTGGAAAACACTATGAGTTTACCCTTCTCAGGTTTTACTTCCATGTGCTCAAAGCAGGTATGACCACCAGTATAATCATCATTTAGATATAACATTGCTGCAAATATGTCTGGGTTGTGCTTGTTATTATCATCAACATGTGGTTTCATAAATGTACCAACTGGCCATCGTATAACACCAACGTAATCTAAGTTTGCTGTAGTATCAAAAGACTTGCAAAGATTAGTTACCCTCATAACTACGTCATCCTCTGGTGGAATGACAGTAGGATCTACGTTCCCACCATGATATACTGCTGTATGATTTTTCCACTCAACAGTAGTAAGATAGGTATCTCCACCTCTAGTAGAGTTACCATAAGGCATTTCTTTATTATTTGCTTTAGATAGATTGATGAAGTGTTCACAGAGTTCAGGGGATAAAAAATTATCCTCAATATAAATTAGTTTTTTCACGTAGTCTTAGTATTAACTCCTGTCTTATATTGTGGATCATCATAGTCTGGATCTGGATAGTCTTCCCAAGTATCTCCTTTATACTCTACAACTAAGTGATTGACATCTTTACGCTCACCATACACATGGTAGAAACAATCAATAGGAGTCTCAGGTATAGTATTAGATTCTAAAACTATCTTTTCATTATCAAAACTCTCCACAGTAATCATCTGTGGCACTCCAATATTTTGTATCTGCACACTAATGCTTTCAGCATGTACTAAATCTTTCCAATGAGAAGGCAATTCTATAATATTACTATCCTTTAGTCTTCCCCTATAATATACACCGACCTCTGGTCCTTCAATACAAGCATATCTTAGTCTGTTACCTTTACCTGTAGATGGATGAACCATATCAAATGGTTTTGGTCTACCATCTGCTTCTACATGTCTTGATTCTAATCTACCTTTAGATAAACAGTCTACAGCACCAGTAACATATACATCACCATCAATATAAACTGCATTTGTTGCTTCTTCACCAATTACTTCAACATCACCTTCTACTTGAACTGCCCTACCACTAACACCAGGACTCCACTCTCCAAGTGCAGTTCCTACATTCAAAGTTGCTTTCGCAAAACCACCCTTATGAGCACCCAAAAATGAAGGTCCAGTAGCTACAAGAGTACCATCATAAGGTTTATCACCATTCAAGGTTTCTACTGCCTGATCTAATTTTGCTGGTTCTTCTACACCAATGTAGATTTTACCAGATTCAATGTCCCTTATACCTGCCATTAGTTTTTCAGTGTTTTAGTTTGAGATTCTAGATAATCACCTAATACAGGTGGTATCAATTGAGATGTTGGTTCGTGAATACGAATAACATTTCCTTGTATGATGTTCCATCCTTCAGAAAAAGAGATAACCTTGTCTTTTGCATCTAATATAACATTTTCTGATTGAGCAATAATGCGATTATCTGCATCTATGTTTACATCATGCTTTGCCTTGAGTGTGATATCACCCTCCTTAGCATTCTTTGCAGACATTCTGATATCATTTGCTACAACGGAAAATCTACCATCGCATTCAATAAGTATATCCCCTGCAGATTTGAGAATTAGTGGTGCTCCATCACATTTTTGAACTATCTGAGATCCTTGTATGGCAGTGGCATCATCACTTGATCTTATTTCAAATCCACCATCATGAAATACACGCATCCCTGCAGAGGATGATCCAAATACTTTAAAATCAGATGATCTTCTTACATCACTTCTCTCCTCTCTTCCGAAAGTAAATACACCATCTTCAGGATGTTGAATTATAATTGGTGGTACATTAGACATCAGAAACCTCTAGGACAATCAATAACTCTAATAAGTTTAGCATCTGGAACAATTGGATCTTCATAATCCTGAACCTTAGTAAACCTAGTAATAGGTCTTACTATAGCACCAAAACCTGTGCTTGTGTTTATTGTAAGTTTAGGTATGTCAATTAGACCAACATCAACTTGTGTATTAGGATCTGATCCCAAAATTCTACCCTTTTCATCTAATATAGGAACTATAACACCTCCACTAGGTGTAGTAATTGTATCGCCTGGTTTGTATCCAATGCCAGGAGTTAGCACCTGAATTCCATTAACTTCACCAATAACATCAATACCATCATCATCTGAAGTTCCTGTTGATGCTCCTATGTTAGGAATTACAGTTCCATCAGGTAACGTTGTTGTGCCAGTAGTCACAGTTGTTTCTTCACCAGTGTTAGGATCAATTATGGTATCTATAACGCCTGGTCCTACGTATCCACCACCAGTATTTGTTATAACAATATCTTTTATTTGTCCAAAAGTAGGAGAATTTTCATCTAAATCAATATCAGCAGTTGCAGTAGCACCTTTACCATTATCACAATTATCAGTTATGGTAACAAAAGGTGCAGATGTAAAACCAGAACCAAGACTACTCATATTGACTCCGACAACTTTACCTATGGAATTTATAACAGCTTTTCCTACTGCACCAGAACCCCCACCACCAAAGATTGAAAGTTTAGGTGAACCACAATTTTTAGTGAATGGATCACAACCACCAACCAAACTTTTCATACCGCCAGTTATACCACCTGATAAACCACTCTTCAATGTAGAAACAGTACCTGCGAGTCCTTGCACTTGACTAATTGCTCCAGTAACATTACCAATGCCAGGAAACATGCCACCAAGAGCACCTAATGGATTTTTTATAGCATCACCTAATCCACCAAAAGAACTCAATCCAGTAGCAAGACCCATCATTCTACCAAAATTCAATTTCTTCTTAGGATCTGCACCTACATTTGTTTTCCAATCTAAAGGTTCTGCCTCACACTCATTACCTTCACACTCAAGCAAAGCAAGACCTGCTTGAGCAATATTGAGTGCTTTACCCATCATACTTGAAAATGGAGGTAAAGAAATACCACCTGCTAAACTCGATATTGAACTTAATGCAGGTCCAATCATACCTTGAATCTTGTCACTAATACCTGAAATAAGACCTCCAAGAAACTGTTCTGCTGCACAAAGTGGGAACTGAAGTAGGTTGCCTACCAATCCTTTCAAAAAATCACCGACAAAATTTTTCAAACCATTTATTACATTCTCTATCAAACAATAAACCTGATCAGTTTGCTTTCTTACTTCTAGATTTTTTATAAGGTGTGATGGATCTAAAAAATTAACTGCTTTACTAACTTGATCATCAACTTCTTTCAACATCTCCTTCCTAGCTTGTCTAATGGTTGCCGAAAATCCACCAGCAATTTTATTAGATGCTTTTGCTATCAATTTATCCATGTCAACTATTCTGTTGAGCACTGGATCTATATGTTTATCCTCAAATTTTTCAAGTCCACTTACCTCATCAACAAAAACTTGGAGAACCTTTGACACTTCTCCCATTGCACCGCCAGGTGTAACACATTTTTGTGCTACTTCAACAGTGTCTGGTTTATCATGTATGATTTGATTTATTGTTTGTATCTTACCATGATTTTTTGCATCTCCTTTAGTCCTCTCATGATACTGTTCTGTTGTTTCCTCTGCTTTCTTTATACCCTCATCGCCTGAGACTTTGCTTTCTACTATCGAATCATCACTGTCTATTATACCACCACTTTCTAATGGCACTTTACCCTCAGAACCAGTTATATGTTTTCCTACCTCTAAACTCTTATCAGCAGTAAAAGGACCGAACCCAGAACTTTTTCCTGATAATACTTTCTCCCAAGTTTTTAATGGTTCTATGGTAGAGTTTGCATGAAATAAACCAACAACTACAGGTTGTTGTCCTTCCTCACCATCTAAGAAAAATCCAAAAACAGTCTCACCACCCTGCAATCCAAAACTTGTACCACCTCTATTATGTCCAGAACCGAACTGAGGTGATACAAGAAAATGAGCCCATGGTAAATCTTCGTCATCAATACCACCCTCTGCTGCTGCTTCTGGTGGATGATGACCAAGTATTCTTACCTTTGCCCTATACCCTAATTCTACGTTTTGATTATTTTTATCACGCCATGCGTAGTCTGCGGTTACCTGTCCAATGAACCAGTAGAAACCGTCTTTACCTGCAAAATTTATACCAACTTTACTAGATTCAAGCATTAGTCGTCATACACTCTACATTCTAATGAATCTGGATGATTGTCACAATATACCTCTAAATGCTTATCTTCATGGCGTGTGTGCCAGTCATTGATCTTACCTTCATTAGGCTCTACTTCCGATTCATCATGAGCATGGAAAGCATCATTGTGCATTTCCAAATCTGCTTCACTGTATTCAATCATGCCATGGTTGACATGCTCCTTATGATCCTTTGGATCAATATAAACCTCATGATTGAGGTCGTGCTCTGGAACTTTAGTTGTCATGTTATTTG